AAGGTAAACATTGCCATCTTCGTCATAGGCGCTTTTAAGGATCTGCACAGCGTCGTAGTTTATCTGTTGCCTGATCTGGTCTACAGCCTGCTGAGAAGGCATTTTTCGCCCGGTAGGCTGCAGCGTCCCGCCAACGTTCATCACCTCGATTGCGAGCGCGCTGTCGTCCGGGCTACGGTAATACGTGGTGCTCCCCTCGGGGATATTCGCGATATCCGCCTGCGCCGCTGCCAGCGTCTGGTACTGCTTGCTGAGCGGGATAAGGTTCTGCCTGACCTCATCGTTTTTCGCCATCATCTGGCGCCAGGTATCGAGCGGTTCACCTGCGCGGTCGTTAACCGTTCCGGCCGGACCGTTAACCAGCTCGTCAGCGCGCTTGACGTTATCCAGAAAAATTTCAGGCGTCGTCGTTCCCAAGGGCGGGTTAAGTTCAGCCATGTTTTTGCTCCAAAAAGAGGCTTCGCCCAAACGAGGGTTTGAGCGAAAAGAGTTAATTAGGGATTGTTATGGGGTATTAAGCGACGTCGCCGGGGTATGTGGCGTCGTCGTACTGGTAGAAAATTTCTTTATATTCAGGTGCAGTAATCTGACAGTTGCTGTCACCCGATGGGGCAACCTCCTGGACTATCCCATGCCGCGCACCCTTTTCACTGTCGCAGAACAATAACTTCGGCAGATCAATATCTGGGTCGTCCATAATCCAGTCGCCGGGATGCAGGTCGTCGTTGTACGGCACCGTCAGCGTGAAATCATCTACCCGTTGCGGCGTGAGCATTCGCGATGATGGTCGACCGTCCTGAAACTGTATCCAGCAGCGAGGATTCGCGTAGCTCCAGTCCAGTGGCTCCGTGACGTGCAGAGTAATTTCCTGGAAGTCGTAAATCATCGCGTCAATCAGGCAACTTTGGGTTTTCCCGGTTAGAATGTCGTCGGACAAAATGATGTGATCACCGAAGTCATGACACCATCCCAGCATTGAAGTCGTAGCCGTATACGTTCGGCGTTGGTGGAGATATTTCATTAACCGACGCATCCCGATACGCCAGGCGCGATCTGCAGTCATGGCAACATCAATGGTATATGCCTCCGTTTTGCGCGGAAAAGGATTTTCCGGCGTCCGGCACTGTACGGTTTCCTCCGCCCAGGTCACAGGGTTGATATATTTCACATCCACTCCATCAAAATCATCCTCCGACGGGACCCTGAATGACGTCTGCATTTCCTCGACGGTATCCTGAGGAGTAATGATCCCTGTCCAGCTTTTGACGCCCTCTCTCCCGACAGAAAGCAACCCGTCAGACAGCAGAAAATACCCCATGCCAGCCTCGGCTATTTTGTCGAAAATATCCTTTGCTGACGTGCTGTCACTGCTTGCCTGGTGATCAAAATATTCTCCCCTTGGCGTCCAGTAGGTAGCCTCCAGCGTACTGAGCGCCGCAATGTCGATCTGGTCGTCGCGATATCCCAGACTGCGGGCAAGATGCAGGAACGCACCGCTGATTGTCCTGTCACCACCGCCATCATAGTTTCGCGTGGCGACAACACTCACACGCTTGTCTGACTGCGCCGCCAGCTGGCCGCCGGTTTCAACCGTGATCCCTATTGTTGATATCCCTGCGTAGGAGGTTGGACGGGAAAGCAAACGACCTCTGAGCGCCTGCCAGAACATGCTGTCTCTCGCGTTGTTGCTCCCCTGCTCGTTACGGCGGCGGCATCTAACCTCCACCAGCCCGGGAGAGGACAGATCAAAACGCTCTGTAAAACCGAGGCCATTAACGTTTTTAAGCGCGTAAACCCCTGGCTTACTCGTCCACCCTGATCCGGAACCATAAACGCGATACTGGATTTCATACTCGACATGGCGGACCCGCTTATTCCCGTTGTTCTGGAACCCGCAAATTCCGTTTGGGAAAGCAAAGTTGACCTCGAAGGCGTCCACAACTTCATTTTGCGGACAGGCCAGAAAAGGGCCTAGCCAGGTTTCATTATCGTTAATACCAGACGCGGCAAAATCCACGACGGTACGGGTCATAAAGCCTGACCACGTGCTGTCAACGACACCGTTAACCACACGCTGTACGGTCGCAGAGGGGCCATCAGTAGACGCTATCTGGTATTCGTTGCCACGGTGCGCCAGGGAAATCCGCTGAGAACCTTCCGGCAATCCGGAAAAGGCAGTGCCAGAATCGTATGCCAGCGTGACGCTGGCTGTTACCGCAGGGCTTCCGCCGCTGGAGGCTGTACCAGCTGTAAATACCGGGCTGTCGCCAAATACTGACGCAGGCAGGAATGATGATGTAATGGAACCGCCACGCCAGGGGCTGGAGATCTCGACGATACGTATCACGCCGCCATCATCCTGAGCAATGAGCCCCGAACCATTCAACCCGCCATTAATCGCTGCGAGCAAGCCAGACATTGTGCCGTAGTTGGCGACCAGAGATATGGTATAGGTGATACCCTGCCAGGTCAGAGCAAAGGTCTGGCTGGTTGTCGCAAAGTCATAAGTTGACGGCGACGCACTGGCGCGTACTACCGCAGTCGCTCCACCTGTTCCCGGAATGGCGTCCTGGTGCGGGGTATACGTGGCGATCTGGAGATCATAGTCAGTACCGTTAAACGTTAGGGTGACAGGCATTCCGCTGAATGGCGCAATCTCTGACACGACGTCGCCTGTCAGCACGTTAAAACCGCCCTCGATGGATACCTGATAATTCACTGGCGCTTTCAGGGTGACAATTGCACCGGCGATCCAGCCAGGAGGAAGTTTATTCTCATCCTCGTCTTCATCATTATCATCATCGACATCGAGGCCAGAAAACGAGACAGAGGCACCGCTGACGGTCATGGCATCAGCAACGATATCACTGGCTTCAGGGGCAGTCTGGGCCATATCGAGGCCGCTGCCGCTCGACGTTCCCCCAACTTCCGTTGAGTTGAACCATATCTCGCTGCGACGATCCCCCGCCACATTATCGCCGGGCCCATAGCTGGTATATGAAAAGCCCTCGCCTAAGGTCAGCGCCGGAGTTTCTCCTACCCGAAAATCTCCACCGGTATAGGAGAAACGCCCATATCCAAGGCAGACAAACATTTCGACCGTCATTCTGGTTGGATCCGCGGGGTCGAATCGTGTTACCGGCTGCACCAGGTAATCCGGGTAAATCCGGTTTCGCCCGAAAGCCTCCCTGACGGGATCGCCAAGCTTCGCTGTGTTGGCTTTAGCCGGATTCAGATCCAGCGATGAAGCGTTACTGGATGAAAAGCCGCCCAGCTCTGGTTTAGGGGCAAAGAATAATGCATAGGCCGTAGACGCAATGGATACGGCCACAGAAACCCACGCGGCAATTTCAAGCCCCGTGCCATACGGAATGGGATATATCCGCACGTCGCTGTCTGGCCGCAACAAACATAACGGCCATTCCGCCGGGGGGACTGCCTGGCCGTTCAGCTCGATCACGACAGGATGAGTTTTATCCTGTGAATAGCTCGGGACATTTCTGCTCATCCACTCATGCAGCGTCAGCACACCATGCTCGTGCGTTTCAAGGGGTTCACCCGGTAGCCGGGACGGGTAAAACTTTATCGTCATTGCCAGAACTCCACGCGGTTAAAGCGACGGATAAATCGCGACAGTGGCAGAAACGTAACCCCCGAGCCTGGATTGCATTCCGCGACCTGCAGCTGGTTATCGAGCATCACAACGATCCCAACATGGGAAACCGTTGAACCCGAATAGCAAGCCACTCCGGCACCTTCACAGGGTTCACAACGTTTCAGCGTAAGCATCAGCTTTCTCGCTTCCCGGTCGAGGCCCCCGCCTTCTTTGGTCACACCTGCAAAATCCGGCCATTCAGGTAGCCCCAGGTCGCGACGTATCTCATTTACAATGCCGAAGCAGTCGAGCTGCGGATATACGCGCCCGCCCTTCAGCCAGGTGACTGAACGGTATTTATCAGGGTTAAACATATTTGCCTCAGATTAGTAACGTAAGCCCGGATGCTCGGCGAGGTTGTAACGTTTACGGGGCCAGGCTGTTTTGAGGACATTCATATAGCCTGCCGTGACCTGAACTGCTGTCGGGGTCCAGGAGCCGGATTTGATATCGAGCGTATACGGTGATGATGCCGGAGCAGACAGATCGGATGAAATGTACCGCCGGAATGTCAGCGTGGCTGATTTCATTTCATCCAGAATTTTATCGATCGCCTCTGAAACCCGTCCGTCAATATTGCTGATAGCAAACTTTAAATCCTGTGTCCCATCGGCGTTCCTGGCTGGTAAGGCGATATCTATCGCGCTGGCATCAAACGTCACCGGTTGACCATTTTCCAGCGTCACTGAAACGTCATCCCAGCCACTGGTTAGCCAGTAGTTATCATCGCCTGCTGATATCTGCAGCGTATCGTGAATAACCTCCGATCCGCTGCTGGCATATAGTCGCTCAAGAATTGTCATGCTTCGGCCACTCTCTGTTTAGCGCAATATCCAGTAACGACTGGCCAGCCAGCCATTCCGGGTAATTCCCCCAGCCAGAAGGAGGTAACGGGCGTTCCCATAATTCCAGCGTTGCGCTGTACTGCCAGTATTTTGGCGCGACCAGCGTCGGCCCTTCGTAAATATCCACGAACCTGGCTTTATAGGGCTTTACCCCGATGGGAGTCTGGAGTTTCAGATAGAACCAGGACTGGCCATCTTTAAGCGCATCCCTGAAAAACGCCTCAAACACCTGCGCCAGAGCATCAGTTTTAAAAATCCATTTAACTGATGCCTGGGTGGGTGTTGAGGTATATCGCCTTCGTTGTTGAGCGCGACCGGACGTCATCTCCGTTCGCAGTAAAGGTGATATGGGCTTAAACCCGTACCCGTCCATAAGCGGCATGGGCAGGTATTCGTCCGGGTAGAAAATATCTGCCATGAATATTCCCTCCGGGCAGGTTATCGTGGTTTTTTGGGCTGAAGGTTGGAGTAAAGAGCTCTACCGAAGGCATTTTGAGGATTGTTTACGTCGCTCGTCAGTTCAGATTTTATCTGTTTAGCCAGGCGGCGGCCGTGGGCATCCAATGTCTGCATCATCACATCATCCGGTTTACCAGTGAGGTGGTAATTGACGTTGATGTCACCAGTTGAAAGAAGTTGTCTTTCCTGCTGCTGCCTCGCAGCGTTCTGTACCGCCGGTGATTCCCGCCCAACAGCTCTGACCCCCAGCGAACCATCAGCGCCACGGGTAAGGGGCATGATGGCTTCCGGCCCAGCCTCGCCGAATACACCTGCCCCTTTCGCAAACGCAAAATATTGGGGAGTGCTGTAAACACCATTGCTGTAGGCAGAAAGTGACGGAGAATCGTAAACGCCTCCGAGAGCGTTAAATGAAAAATTAGCTCCCGCGCTTTGAATAGCGGTACCACTACTTGCCGCACCGCTGGCACCGCCAAAAAGACTACCGAACAACCCACCCGCTCCGCCGCCAAATGACGCCATAATTGCTTTGGTGATTAAAGCCTGTGTTGCCATCTGGATCAGCGTCTTAATCACCGTTTCGCCCAGGGAAGAGAAAATATTAGACATCCCATCTTTAAAAGAAGCAGCGCCCGTCAGGACGTTGGTCAGGTTGTTGGAAATAGAGTTAGTGGTGGCATCCAGAATTTCGCTGGTTGCAGTGGCAGCCATTGAACTCAGATCAGAAGCCTGATCGGCATAATTCATCAGGGAATCGCTGACCCCTGCCCGCCAGTCTGACTGCTGTTCATCGGTTTTTTTGTAATACTCCTCCTGAATATCCAGGCGTTCGGCAAGCGCTGTTTTAAGCGCTTCCGTTTGCTTTTTATACAGGTCTTCGGAAATCTGCCCACGACTGAAATCACGCTGTAAATCACGCTGCTGCCTCAGAAAATCAGCGCGAATATCCGCCATTTCCTTCATTCGATCACGGACTTTATCCCCTTGTCCCGCGCCGAGGAAATCGATATTCCCCCTTTCCCGGGCGGCAGCATTACTGTCGGCCAGACCTTCGCGGAATGTTTTTAACTGTTCAGCGATATTTTTCTGATCAATAAGCGCAGCATTGTGCAGCAATGTTTCTTTTTTGGATTTTTCAAGCGAAGATAATTCCCCCTGAGTAACCTGATATTTCATCTTTGCCAGTTCAGTGTTTTGGCTGGAAAGAGCAATTTGCTCCCGTTGCTGTTTAATCAGCCGGGTATAGGTATCTTCGGTTTTCTCCGCCTCGGTTTTCCCATGCCTTCCTTTTGGCTTGGGTTTATTTTCCTGGTTGTTTCTCCATTCATTCAGGCCGTTATTAATCAACTCCTGCCGTCCGGTCTGAAACTGTGGGTCGTTAGTTAACCCCAGGTCATCCGCAGCATAACCCAGTCGTGCGCGCTCTTTGTCCTCACCTTTGAGTTTTGAAAGCGCCAGATCACGACGGCTTTTTTCCAGTGCAGCCGTTTGCTGGGTTGTGAGGTCTACCTGCGGTAAGCGTAGTGGTGCGTTTACCAGCCCCTGCCGGGCCATGAGGAGATTATTTCCGAGACCCAGCAAACGGTTAAATTCAGTATGCTCACCGTTCATCATTAATAACGATTGATATGTTGAATTCTGTTCTGCGGCCTGCTGCCGGATTAATGCTATTCGCCTGTTCTCTATCCCTTCCAGTACCGACTGGATCGACTCAGACTTAGCCTGCATCTGAGTCAGCCTCTCCTGTTCAACGGCCAGAGCGGAAGTCGCTTCTTCCAGACTACGGGTGACCGTTTCAACCGAAGTAAGGTGGTTTATCATGAAACCGCCACTGGTTGTCGGCCCGGGGTTGGACAGAACATACTGATAGCCCGCGATCTCTTCCTTCAGGCTTTTTACTTTTGATACCTGTGCATCAACAAGACGGTTTTGCTCCTCCAGCGCCTGACGGGTTTTGGTCTCATTATCAGAAACTTCGGGCAGGGACATTGATTTTGTCTTTTCACGGACTGCATCAATGGTGTTTGCATATTCCTGAGCGGATAATCTGGCCTGTTCCTGATTCTGGTACATCGTGTACCAGGCACCGGCACCAAGCAAAACCAGCCCTGGAATACCGCCAACGAGGCTTAATGCTCCACCCATGAGCCGGGAACCTACAGCAGTAACCGAGTTCAGCGCAGTCTGAGCGGATACTCTGGCCTGAATATTACGGTTAAGTGACTCCTGCGCCAGTGAGAGCCGTTTTTCTGCGGCGGCCTGCGCGTCTGTACCCCGCGCCGCTGCCAGTGCCTGCTGAGCACGATAAACTGCAGCACGCGCGCGAGCTGTCGAAACCTGCGTCCCTCTGACCTGGGCTTCAGCTAAAGCTACTTCACTTTTTGCAGCGTTAATAATCCCAGCCGTTGCAGAGCTGGCACCAAGAGCCATATTTCCCAAATATCGGGCTGCACCAACGGCAACAAGCGCTCCGGCAGCAGTGGCGACCTGATCAATATTGTTGGCTACGCCATCAAGTAATCCGGTCAGGGTATTTGTCGCGCCACTAGCTTCATTAGCTCCACCGACCCATTGCATAAAAGCGTTTTCAACTTTTGTTGCCGACGATGAAACAGTCTGCGGCAATTCACCATATTCATTCCGTAGCTTACCAAGCTGGCTGATGAGGGCTGGCACTACTTTATCAATGGTTAACTGCCCCTGATCCGCCATAGATTTAAGGTCTTTACGCGCAACCCCCATCCCTGCCGCAAGCGCCCGTATAACCCTGTCGCCGCTCTCGTTGACGGCATTGAATTCTTCACCTCTCAGCACGCCCTGCGCCAGAGCCTGGCTAAACTGAGTGATGACCGAACTGGACTCCTGAGCATTCGCGCCAGAAAGTTTTAAACCAGTAGAAATAGCCTCAGTAATATCCAGCACCTGGCTGGAGCTGTAACCATATTCCCGCATTGAGGCTGCTGAACGGGAAAATAAATTAGCGTTGTCAGAAAAAGATGTGCCCGTTTTCTGACTGATATCCATCAGCTGTTTTTGAGAGCTGGTAAAATCATCAGTTGATTGAGATGCCTGTTTTAGGCGGGCGTTTACTGAATTCCATTCATCAGCCAGGGATATTAAATGCCCCGTAGCAAAAGCACCAGCAAATGCCCCGGTTAATCCCAGTGCGGTAGCCTTTGCTGACTCCATCTGGTCAGTTAGCTCAGCAACAGAACGGCGAGTTTCCCGAACTGAAGCCGCAGCCTGCCTGCCGCCATTCTGCATTGTCTTATAATAATCAGCCCCCATACGTGACGCGCGGGCTATCTCGGTCTGGAATGACTGAGAGTTAGCAGAAACTTTAATGATAAGTTCACGCAGGGTTGCCATTTCATTTCCTCAGAAACAAAAAACCCCACATTGTGGGGCTTTTTTATGATTTCAATATTATTAAATTAAACCAGCTTTTTTCCTTGCTTCTTCCAGATAATCTTTTTCTGGTTCCTCTTTTTTATGAGCAAGTGCAATCAGAAGATCAATTTGAGCACTTTGCTTTTCAGAGATTTCTTTAAGCATAGCGATCTGATCATTAGCTCTTACGCTTCCTCTGTTCAGGAAATACCAGATAACAAGATCAATAAGGCGAGCAAAAACAAATAATAATATCCAGCCAGTAGTAGTCATTTAAAGCACTCCGTGTGTCAAAAAAAAACAACATAACACCTGTTATGAGTGGCATCCACACGAATTATTACTGGCTATGCTGACGCAGCCAGAAGCGCCGCTTCCAGCCCTGCAAAGGGATCGCCGCCGTCGTTTACCTCATTCTCTTCTGTGCTCCACTGAAGCTGAGCATCTTCAATGGTGACTTTAACGCCCTGCGCTCCGTAAACCGCAGATACCAGCTGAGCATTGAGGATATCGCCGCGAATATCGCCGATTGGGCTGATACGGTCGTACTCAGCCCACATCCTGAATTCGCCAACCGTCATGGTTTGTCGCAGTTCGCCCAGCGTGCGGCCCATCCGGAGCGCCAGCGCCATCAGGAACTGCATGCCAGGCATTTTTACTTTGCTTTAGCATCATCCGCGTCACGAATGAGATCAAGTGCCTGCTTCAACAGCCGGGAATGCACAGGGCCATAGATCGCTTCAACCTGTTCGGTGTCATCGACAGTAAAGACGGGCTGCAGGTCGGTATCCAGCAGAATATCGATGAAAAGCGTGACGTCGGCCCGCATCGTGCGGAAGGCTCGTTCTGAAGGGGTCAGTTCTGGTGCCTCCTGGGGCTCCTGCCCTTCCGGTGGTTTGGGTGGTTCCGGGCTGGCAATGCCCTGCCAGCGAATCCAGGCTTCTGCTGATGGCTCACGAATGATGACTTTGGCGTTATCCCACTCCGGAACGATGACTTCTTTTTTACGAAAGCCCGCCATCGGTGCCAGTGCCAGTGCTTTAAGACTCGGTTTTGACATTAAGTTTATCGCCGGTCGCCCGGCGCTCCGTTAATTGATGGTGACGGTGCAATCAGAAGAAGTGATCACAGTGCCATCGGCATCAGTAACCACGCAGGAATAAACCCCGGCATCACCGGATACAGCGCTGGCTTTCGTAAACGTTGCGCTGGTCTGGCCGCTGACCGTCGAGGTGCCCTTTTTCCAGGCGTAGGTATAAGGTGCCGTACCGCCCTGGACGACCACGCCCATGGTCAGGGCGCTTCCTGCCGCGACCGTTTGGGACGCCGGAAGGTCAGTAGCAAACGACAGAACTCCTGGGGCGTTAATATTGGTGGGTTTACCTTTCAGACGCAGCGAGAACGTTGCAGCAACCACGCCATTGGTTTGAGAATCCCAGGTGTGCTGACGTACCTCAGCGCGCATCAGGAATCCATTACCAGACGGGAAAATAACCTTAAACCCATAAACCCCGTCGTTATCATATGCTGCACGAAGTGCATCCTGCGCCGGGTTGCGGTAGAAGTTACCGGAAAGTGACATTTCAGACGGAGCAGGAAGGCCGTTGATATTTTCCGTTTCATCCGAACAGAGCGTTGTCACGTCAATATCGTTTTTCTGACCAGCGGTAAAGCTTGCCTGTTTGATAGTGCAACTCAGGTTTAACCAGGTTGCGGTATCCAGCTCTGCCGCGGTGACCGGCACAGAGGTAATCATTACTACCGTTTTTTGGGCACGTTCAAATAGTGCTGACATCGCAGCCTCCATAAATGAAAAAACCGCCAGCGGCGGTCGGATTGGATTGGTATTTGTCAGGCAATGACCGTTATTTCGAGGGTTGCCCGATGAAGATGGGTTGTCGTGTCGTAGCCAGGAATTTTTGTCACCTCGACAGGTGAAAGAACCTGCAGGCGAGCCAGGGCGTCCAGGCGTAACGCTCTGGCTTCGTCATTCGTTTCAGCCCATACATCAACCTGAATGCGCAGTGTCGACTCTGCCTGGCCGCAGAAAACATCCCCGGCAACATCAGTCGGTATCGAGAAAATGACATAGGGAGTGGAAACTGCAGGAAGTCCGTCGCTGCCTAGCGGCACCACATACGGATAAACCCGCCCGTCTGCCAGCGTCGACAGCAGGTCATAGAGATCATCCTCTGTCATTTTGATAACACCTCATCGATAGCCTGATTCATCCGCTGCATCGCCACCTGCGTAGCTTCTTCCATGCGGGTATCAAAAGCTGGGCGAACAAACGGATGTGCAGGCGCTGTAGATGTTCCCAACTCCACGAAGCGCCAGTAAAACGCATTCCGCTTGTTGCTGGCCTTCATTGTATTGTCGCTGTTACCAGTTCGCGGGTTAACGCCACGAATATGCACCCCAGATGAAATTTCACCGCGACGGCGACTTTTCTGGGTGACAACAACAACGTTTTTCTTCAGTTTTCCGGATTTCTCAGGAGCGCGATCAATCACCTCCTCGCGGAGCAATTCGGCACCAGCACGGGTCGACTCCCGGAGAACTTTATTATTTTCGGCCTTGCTGAGCGTTTGCAGATCGCGGGCGATATCCTGCAGCCCGGAAAAATCCAGATTCACATCAATCATTTTTCGCCCCCCTGTTTGCAGAGAATTTCCAGCCGGGTACCTTTGATGTCCGGAACCGGAGGCCCGGTAACGTTAAGAACAGCGCCTTTAAACGGGCCAGTGCGTACTTTCAGGCGGGAAGAGGCTGAGATATCTGTACGAAAACGCACCCAGACTCGGATTGTCGCATCAGCTTGCTCAACGCCAGCGGCTAACAGCTCACGACCGCTTATACCCTTAACCTCGGCCCAGATGGTTTTCCCATCTTCCCATTTTTCAACCGGTTGACCTGAAGGCGTTCTGGAGGTTGTGAAGTTCTGAATGGTAACCCGGTGCCGTAATCGTCCTGCCTGCATAATTCCCCCGCTTAAATACCATAAATTTTGTAAGGCTGGAGAAGTGCCTCGACAGTAAACGGAATATCTGTAGCAGCCTGACCGACAGAGACCGTTTCACGGTTTTCGTACCAGTGACCGATAAGCAGAAGCATCGCTGCTTTCACATCATCGCCAGGGAGAATTGAATCAGGATCATCTGCATACCCCTCGCTGGTTTCGGACTCATACATTTTGCGACGAGTCCATGTTTCGACATAACGAGAAGCAGCTCCGATGTAGAGGGTCAATAGTGAGTCGTCATCGGTAAAGTCAGGCTCAATGCGACAGTGCTTTTTAACCACTTCAAGTTCTAACATTATTTTTTAGCCTTCTTCTCTGGCACAGTTTCCGGCTGTTCCGGCTGTTCCGGCTGTTCCGGCTGTTCCGGCTGTTCCGGCTGTTCCGGCTGCGCAGAATTATCAACATCTACCAGCCGTGCATAACCTTTTTGAACCAACTCACGGCCATGCTGTTCCAGCGTCTCCAGTGACTCACCTTCAGTCACCACTACCCCACCAAAATAAATTGGTTTCACCGCGATAAGTTTCATCGTGTTACTCCGAAAATAGCGGCCCGGAGGCCGCCAGAAAAATTACTGGCCGCCGGAAGCCGGCACAGTAAAGGAGCCATAAATAAATGCTTCAGGGCGTTTTACTGCTAACGCCAGACGCTCTTCACAGCGAATAGAGATCATGTTTTTCTCGAAGTCATCGCTGTTCTCCGTCGAGATCACAACGTTTGCGTCTTCGCGGTCGAAAAGCTGTGCCGCAGCATTAAATGCACCTGTCAGGAACTTGCCCTGGAAAGCTGCTGCTTCAGTGGCGACAACCGGAAGCCCCCACAGCGTCGGCCCCGTCAACGCAGCCGGGTTCGCCAGGATATAGCGCCCCAGGGTGTCTTTAGTCAGTTCGATTTTCGCCCAGTCCATGAAGTGCAGGACGTGACCGGATGCAGGGAATCGGGCAAGTTGAGCCTGAAGCATTGCCAGGCGCAGATCGTCAATACCATTCTGCTGTTCAACGGCAAATGCCGCGCTGTAAGCCGTAGCCTGCGGCACGATGCCATGGAGGTGAGCGCCAGTGCCATCACCAAACAGAATCTCCTGTTCTTCGACGTACTTAAGGCCGTAACGCATTTCCGCATCAATCATGGACTGCAACTGGGCGAAGTCGTCCAGAATCTGCTTGGATGCCTTGAACATGTGCGCGATGGTTGTCACTGGAGTGATTTTCGGCGTGAACTCAATATTGCTGTACGGCTTGGTTGTGTTCTCCGGTACCGCTGCCGCAGCATTGGTAAAGCCGGTCTGCTGCACCCAGAAAATGGCCGGTGAACCCGTACGGCCTGGCGCGATAAGATCGCGAATAAATAACCGCTGCTTTGGCGCTACATCAATACCCGGCAGTCGTTGTGGTTCAACAACCCCCTCAGGAACGTCACTAGAAATCAGAGCAGCTTTGACAGGAACAGAAATACGCTTGTTCCCTTCGATGCTGGACGACAGAACTTTAATGGCTTCAGCAGAGATAACCTGCTGGCCGACAGTTTCAATAACCTGTTTTGCGTTTGCCAGCGGCATCTGTGCAACATGCTGCTCCAGTTCGCCCAGCGCTGCTTTAAGAGTCTTTTCGGCTTCTTTCAGCGCATTAAACTCAGTCGCCATTTTGTCCACGGTTTCTTTGGTTTCCGCCGACAATTTGCCGTTCTTTTTCGCTTCAGTCAGCGCTTCTTCCGCTTTGGCGTTAAATTTGCCGGTTGCTTCTTCAATGGAAGCGGTGACTTTTTTCAGAATCTCGTTTACATCAGACATACATGGTCCTTATTTGACTAACGCCGCAAGAGCGCTTTCAAGTGAATTGAGGGTTTCAGGTTTGATATCTTCGGCAGCGCCCGGCTTACCATCGGGATCGGTAACAGCGCCCGGCGTGTTACCTGTTAATGCTTTGATTAATTTCCGGCGCTCGGACCGGGGGGTATTTGTTTTCGCCAGCAGTGCATCAAGTTTGCGAAGCGCAGCTGCAGGTGATTCGTCGCCGTCGCTGACCGCATCAGCAGAAAGCAGGCTGTCTGCCAGTCCCTTCGCCACAGCATCGCTGCCACCGATATAACTTTCGGCGTCCATTAGTTTCTGAACGGCGGCAATATCAAGGCCGGATCGCGCCGCGTAAATATCAGCCATTGCGGTATCGAATGGCTCCAGTGACTGCGCCAGTTCAGCGAAGTCATGGCGGTTTCCCATCGCGTACAACCAGCAGTTATGGATCATCAGAAAGGCACCGCGGCCAATCTGAATATCATCCCCGGCCATCGCAATTATTGAGGCGGCACTGGCGGCAATGCCCAGCACCTTCACCGTTACATGGCCTTCGTATTCGCGGAGAAGGTTATAAATAGCCAGACCTTCGAACATGTCGCCACCCGGCGAGTTGATATTCACCGTAACGTCTGCGCCGTTCATTGAGCGAAGTGCACCGGAAATGCGCTTTGCTGTTACGCCTTCATCCCAGTAATCACGCCCAACGACATCAAAAATTGAAATGGCGTTGTCATTATCGGTTGCAGCTCTGATTCCGCCGTTCCACCGCTCAAGCGCTGAAGGCAAGGGTTCACTGGTAACACCCGCGCACGGGCGCCCCGCCGGAGCAACCGGAAGTTGTCTAATTGTCATGGGGATTGGCTCCTAAGCAGCCTGTTTAAGTGGCGATTGCTCGAAAGGAATATCAGGGAATACGTGGTTATGAAGTTCTCTTACAGCCAGCGCCTGAACCGCCTGGTTGCTGTTTTCAAGATTCTTCAACTGAGTCAGGTTGAGCTGAACTGTATAAATATCACCGCCTTCAATTGGCGGCATATTTTCCAGCCTTCGCACATCGTTGCGCGACATCCAGCCATTTTGCAGGGCGCTGGTATAGTACGCCGCACGTCCTGCGCTATCGGCGCGCAGAAGCCCTTCAACGGAGAACTCAGCAAACAAGTCCTCATCACTGTTCAGAAGACAACGCGATATTTCCTGCTCAATATTGACCAGCAGAGGACGCAGGGTATGAGTCAGGAACAGCATGTTCATCCCTTCAAGACTCGAAGCCCAGCTTGATTGTTTTGTCGTATGGCCGACCATAAATGGCGGTACACGAAACCAGCGACAAATTTCCTCAATACTGAATGAACGGCTTTCAAGGAGTTGCGCGGCCTCCGGGTTCATAGTGACATTCTGGTAAGTCAGTTCATTTTCCAGAACCATCAGTTTCCCGGCGTTTTTAGAACCAATAAAAGACTGAAGGTTTTGACGCAATCTTTCTCGCTGTTCCTTATTAAGCGCCGTTTTTGAAGACAGGAAACCGGTACTTTGCAGGCCATTTTCGAAGATTTTTGCCGCGGCTTCATCAACCGACATAGCAGCGCCGAAAACGTCAACCCCGGCCATTGTCGGCATCATCCCGCACACACCATCAAGACCAAATCCGCGGATATGCATCATCCGGTCTACTGGAATGATCCGCTTAACGCTATTTTCCGTGTATGTATACTGTAACTTCCCGCTATCGAGTCGCTTTACAACCATATTCTGCGGAAGTAACGGCACCAGCGAAACCAATTTGCTGCCGATATATAGCTTCTCGACAAATGCATTACCACGCAGGCAAATACTGGCCACAATCATCAACATGAAACGGGAAGGGGTCATTTCCGGGTTAGGACGCCTGCATAATATCTGGTAGGCGGGATTGTTCTGGGCCAGCTTTCGCGATCCATCAGCCTGCCGCTCGTAAATTTTAAGCGGAAGCGTGGAAACTGACTCACTTAAGAGTCTTACGCACGCCCAGACAGCAGAAAGCCGGATAACTTTGTCAGCGGTAACCACTTTTCCGCTACTGCTGGTTCCGTACCACTCCCGCCAGAATTCACCGGTCGTCAGGCTTATGGGAACACCAAGCCAGTTTAAAAGAGCGCTCTTAACGCGCCCTGGTTGCTGTTTATTCTTAGCCATCAGATACCCACTATGATCGGATCGTCAAAAAAGCCCTCTATATCGCCATCATCAGGCTCATAACCTTCTGCAGCACCAATTGCCATCGCCGACGCAACCACACCATCTATTCGACCAGTACTCTTTTTCTTGGCGAATATGCGGTTTTCTTTTTGGTCGGCTTCGGTTACGGCGGAAGCAGCGTTCCATCGGAGGCAGGGGTTTGTTTTAATAATGATTACGCCATCATCGAGCATCTGTTCAAAAAGTTCGATGGAATGAGGCATCCACAGTCCGGAATCCTGCGCCTTGTAGTATCCCTGCCCGTGAGGTATCAGCGGTACTGATACAGAAGCGCTCTCTAATTCCGGCTCAAGATATTTTATGCGGTACTGGTCGAAGGCGATCGCCTTGATATCGAACAACATGGAAAGATCAGCAATGCGCTCAGCAACAAAGCCATATTTCACCGCCTTTCCGGGAGTGGTATGAATATAGCCTCCCCGTTCCCATGCGTCGTAAGGTACGCGGTCTGTTTTCGCTCTATCCAGCAAAGTATCTTTTGGTGTCCAGAACTCCACCAGCAGCTTTCTTTTTTTAGGGAAAAAGAGCGCCAGAGACGTAAGGTCGCGAGTTCCTGAAAGGTCCAGGCCGCCATAACATTCTTCTCCCTGCAGCTCCTGCAGGTCAAAGTCCTCTTCGCACCCCATCCACACATCGCTACTCATCCATGGGTTATCGGCATCCACCCACTGACAGAAGTTTAACCGCCGAACAATGCTTTCCTTCGACGGCATCCCCCGAGCCTGAGTAACCTGCTCACGCAGGTAGCGATCGGTAAAAGTATGACCAAGAGAGGGGTTTGCTTTTTTCCAGCAGGACTCGTCCTTGAATGGGTCTTCTCCTTCGTCCAGGGAGCAAATGAAAGAAAAGAAACTGTCATCCTCAATCGAGCCTTCGGCAACTTTACGCCCATACTCGTGATAGTCGTAGCAGACGCTGGTTTTGTCGTGGCCGCTGTTAGTGATCATGAAAATCAACGCCTGGCGACGACCTTTCGTCCCGGCGCGCATCATTTCCACAACCTGGTTGTTTTTGTGCTCGTGAATTTCGTCAATCAGTGCACAGTGTGGGCGTGGCCCTGACTGCCCATCATCCGAACTGATAGGCCGGAAAAATGAGCCTGTCTGAAGAAATGCAAGGTTCCACTCTTTCCCGGCACCGCCTGATTTATTTATTCGCTGTGCTAACGCAGGGGACTGATCCACCATCGCGACAGCATCACGAAAAAGGATCATGGCCTGGTCTTTTTTCGTTGCTGCTGCATATATCTCGGCACGAGGCTCCTTATCTGCTGTTAGACAGTAAAGCCCCACTCCGCCAGCCAGTGGTGATTTGCCGGAACCCTTACCAGATTCAACGTACACCATGCGAAATCTACGATAACCATCTGAGTTCTTCCAGCCGAATATCGACCCTACAATAAAGCACTGCCACGGTAGCAGGTTGAAGGGTTTACCTTCATGCTCACCACCGTTGAGCTTCAGTACCTTGGCAAAAAAGTCGATGGCGCGCTGCGCCGCTGCAACATCCCATACCAACCCGCGAGCATGGCAGGATTCCAAATCTTTGATATGTCGCTTACAGGCATTCCTGATGTCAGGCCCGGCGATTTCTTTGCCGGAGTCTACATCCCGCGCATATTGCGTGGCGGGATCAACCGAAGAACTGGTTGAGCGGGTCTTCTTCTTTTTCTCCACCATCCACTTTCACCTTCGTTCTGGCGGCCGGAGTCAGACCGAATTCAACCAGGTAACTTTTAAAACGTCGATCAGCATCCGCCAACATTGCTACTGCCGGGTTAGCCTTAATCAAAAAACCGCCCTCGGTCTGCACGGTGTAAGTTCGCCCCTCGTCAGCAATAGTCAGGCGAAGCTGCAGAATGTCGGCGTAAATATCGCAGAGTCGTTCGAGCGCCAGCGTATCGGCAATGGTTAAAATGCCCATGCCATCCAGCAGCACGGTCAGCTTCCCCCACGCCACCTTTCCCCAGTCAGTGAGGTGCTCTGGAGGGCTTGGTATTTCTCTCGCTGGCGATGGTTCTTTGTCGTTAAGTTTGCGTTTGCCCGGGTTGCCGGTAACCACTTTGAGGTGGGTCGGTTTCGGGCGTCGTCCTGCCATCGGAACCTCCCGGAAAAAAACTTTTCATTTCGCGGTTGTGCACAAAAAGGACTGGCGGCGGTCATTTGGGTTCGAGGTTCTGAACTTTTGACCCGCCCCTCCCCATCAGATGAGAATCGATATCATTTGAATGCTAATGATTTTAAATGACAATCACTTTTGAGGTGTATTGATAATGGTTATCACTTAAACCAATGAGAAGCCGGGTCCAGAGGCATCCCATTTTCATCGCAGCCGATAACGGTGCCACGCTTCTCCATTCGCTGCTTCGTTGAGTCGTGGTGCTGCTTGCACAGTCCTTGCCAGTTCTTCCGGCTCCAGAAAAGCTTTTGAGCCTTCGCTATTTCCTGGCTGTCACCAGAGCGCAGAGCCTCTTTCAGTTTGTGCGGGATGATGTGGTCAACCACCGTTGCCGCTGTCACCCTGCCTTGCTCCTGGCACATGACGCACAAGGGGTGCGCACGAAGGAAGGTAAGACGCTCACGGTCCCATTTGCTGCCGTATATGCGTGGTTCTTTGGTCATGTAATCGCTCCTTGAGCATTATCACAGGCACTCAGTGAATGCCTGCTGTAATGCCTTAGCTCGCCTGCTCTGCGCCGGTAGCAAACAGCGCCAGCGCTTCGGTCGCTTCCTGGATGGCCTTGCGGGTCTTCGAGACAATCTCACTTTCAGTGAAGACTCGATCAAAAGAGTCAGCGAATAGCTCAGCTTTCAGATTGCTATCACCAACCCAGTCAATGGCCAGCTTGGCCGCTGCGGTGTCGTAGTTAACTTTCTTGATGATATCCAGGCGGATTTGCTCGGATGCGGTGATCTCTGACATGTCTTACCTCTGTGCGGTGTGGGGAGCATTACAAATGCCATCTCATAAGATGGCTTTGTAATGCCATAAAAAAAGCCACCCGGAGGTGGCTTGCTACATAAATTATATTTTAACTATCTGAACCGCAATCAGAGCAGGCATGATAATTGTCTTCATATTCCTCATGCTCGCCAAGCCACGCTTCAAATGAGCTAACATTTGGAACCATGCAACCAAGGTAATCATCATATCGGTCCATAGAGACTGCTTCGTCGTAGCTCTCAGCATCTTCGTCACTAAGGGAAACAAGATAGAACTCTTTCTCACAATCACAGCATGGGAACGCTCTTTGTTCGCTCATTTTTATCTCCTTCGCTAAAAACATTATCTTACTCCAGCAAAGGGTTTATGCACATGCCATTATCGAAGCCATTCTATGAATGCCACTTCCCGGAGTGGCCACGCCCATGCCCTTGAGTCCATGCCGCATCATCGCCGCTTATAACCGGTGCGCGTCTGGCACTCGCGCTGCTTTACCGGAGCTTATTGTTATCTATGAACCCTTACCCATCACTACACAGGCTCGCCATTGCGCGACTCGGGGCAGCATCACTACTGCTACATTGCCTTTCGGCTGCGGTCTATCCGCTTATTATTTCATTGCTTCATCCTCGGGTGGGGATAGTTGGTGATTTATTCCTCAGTGGGATTAACAGTCAGCATCAGGCCGGGCGACTGCGCGGCATGCCCACATACAGGCTTCCTGCATTTTGGTGCGCGCGAGTGCCAGGCTGCGCATAGCTTCATCAATCTCCCGTGCCTGCTCAGCGCTTAACATTGCCGGTCCATTGCGGACAGCCAACAATTCACCTCGCTCTGTATCGAGCAGACTGCAAAAATGCCGGCTGACACCTTTGAGGCGGTTCATCCGCTCAATGTCGCCAGCGGTTAATGTGCGGTAGCCTTTTACCGTGCTGCCGTCCTGCGGTTTAGCTTCACTCATTTCGTAGCCCTTTCGGTTGTACCTGGTTTGCTTTTACTAGCTCGTAGGTGGATATTGTTGGGAGGGAAAGCATGGAGATAACCAAATGAAACAGATACTATTTACATGGTTTGCTTTTACAAATACCTATGCCTGCATCACCGCCAGCATTAATGTGAACAACTCGCTAATGCTTAATTCAGCTGTGCCGTGGATTGTTGGGGTTTCTCTTGGAGTAATCACCAATTACTTATTGGCTAAAAAACTGAAGGAAAGCGGGTTTCTGTAGCCCTGCAGGTTGCTGGCCAGGTTACTTTCTCAACGCTGTCTGGCATGGCTAGCCAGTTCAACCAAATCTTTGAAGTCCTGGCACACATCCAGTCGATGACCATGATCGTCGACAAAGTTGTAGCTGTTGAATAGTTTTACGATCTCCTCGGGACTCTTCCCACTCAAAAGAGGAAACCGTTTTGAATCGTCAACCTGTTTCATCTTCAAATCTCCATTCAGTTGGTTACGACCACGCCACTTCAACTCTGGAAATTGCATTCCATAGCGGTGGCATTTATCAATACTCAAGGGTTCCATCTACCGTATACACAGCACTAATGAATGCGTCGTCAAAAGGCCAGTATTTTGATGCCCACATCAAAAAAGCTGGCTACCCTTACCGCAAAGTTGGGTGAGTAATCTAAGCGAGGCTTGGCCTCGCTTTTTTATCTGAGGCACTGCGTATGAATATAGTCCTGCAGGGCTCTCAGGGCTGTTTGATCGCTGATGATTCCGGACCGGATACCGAGAACGTTTCGTCCAGCAACTGCAGAGAGTTCGACGGTGGCATCATCGCCCATGCTGGCGGCGCCGGCGGTTTGGGTTGAGGCTGACACTGGACACTTGCCTTTGACGAGCACCCGACCACCATTATCAAGCTTACGCTGCAGAGCATCATTTTCAGCTTTTGCATCGGCTAATTCCTTCGTGTATTTGGCATCGAGCGCTGCAACATCGCGCTGCCGAGTTGTCATGTCGGTGATGGTCTCGTTCGCAAGGTTTAGCGCTTTAACCTTCTCGTCACGCTGCCTTTTGAACTCGGTGGCGTTGTCGTGGTAGTGGCTAGCCAACCATCCGAGACTGACTATCAGGCAGATCACAACAGCGCTGATAATGGCTGCTAATCGGCTCATTCATCTATCCCCCAACATGCCAGTGCGCTTTCTTGGTCTCGCCTTTCGACCTGCCCGTAACAGCCGCTCTTCTTGCCTTTTGTTAGCCGGCAGTCGCGGCCTCCGTCTTTAATCCACCACCGGATCGCCTCACAGGCGCCTTTACGGTCGCCGGCGTTGATGCGCTTATAGAAGGTGGAGGGGAAGCATTTACCGGGACCGATGTTGTACGGGCAGAAGCTGGCAATTCCGACTTTCTGCGGAGGTGTCAGCGGAACCTTGATGTTCTGGTCTACCCACGCCAGCGCCTTATTGCGCTCGACGGCATTTACCTGATCGCATTTGGCCTGGGGTAACTTCATCCCCTGCCTCACAGGTCTTCCATCTACCCGGGTAGCTCCACGACATATCGTCCAGATTCCGGCGCCATCGCGGTATGATGTGAGGCTATTACCCTCTTTCTCATTCAGGAATTGATCCATGAGAACGGGAGCTGATGCGCCAGCGGCGATAAGCGCCAGCATGGCCGCGCTGAGTTTTGTTTTCAGGTTAGCCATCACTATTCATCCTGTGGTGGCGGGCCACCATAACCACGATCGAGGGATTGCTGATACATCTTCGTCCAGCGGCGCTTAAAGTAGAGATTGGTCAGGTAAGTCGCGACACCGATTATCACGCCACTGGCCAGGGCAATAAAATTCCAGTCAAGGCCATGAAACCAGTCATAGGTCCTTGCGAGCCCTGTGCATATAAGGCCGCCTGACGTGCAGTACGAGGCCGCCGAAAAGATTTTGTCAGGCATTTTCATAGTCTCCACCTCCGTAGATGACGGATGGCGCTGTTTGAAATGAATAGGCGGCCCTGTTAGCGAACGGGGGGTTAGGAATCCCACGATCTTTAACCTGCCCGAGTTGGGTTATGAGCCCGTCAGACAGTGGGCCTGAATGAATGGCCACCAGATAGATTAACGACAACACACTGAGTGAGTGACGTTCTGGCGGCACAAATGAAAAAGGCCACGCGGACGCGCAGCCTTCAAATGTTTGTTACTACCTTTTAATAAGGCATGAATGGCATAGAACGGTCCATTGATGCATTAATCAGAGCCTTAATCGCGCTGCACACCTGATGAAATCCTCCGGGGTGTGGTGAAACAGGAAAACAGGTAGCATCCGTTCCCGCGCCAACACTCACGTAATATGACGCGTTTTCATACCAGATAGAAACGCTAACACCATGTCTATAACCACCGGTTAAAGGCGAATCATCAAGAGTGGTTGCAATCACAAAATTCAAATGGTAGTTGCTATCCATGTCGAGCTGTGGGATGAGGGCAGGCAAGAATTTGCCCTTATCCTCCCAGACGCCAATGTCAACATAAGGCCAACGTGTTCCATCTGAACCGATCCACTCGCGTGATGTCAGGCCAAGAGAATCCGAGTACTCCTGAAGTAACTGACTAGCTCGCTCCTGGAGCTTATCCAGCAACTTCCACTGAGCCTCGACAAGCTTTAGTCGCTTTTCTTTCAGGTCTTTAAATGTTAATTCCATGCCACTCTCCAGACAACTTTTGAAAGGAATCCGCATGGTAACTCACCTTGTAAGTGCGTGGTTATATTTCGCTCACCATAATCGGGAGGAATTATTAGAAAAGCCCAAGCGTTTGCGTGAGCTGGATTGTCTGGTGTTATTTACAGAGCTGGAGTAAGTCGCTAAGATTTTCGGACTTGGGAGGCCTGAGACTCACCCCAGTGTCCTAAAAAACGATTGATATTTTTGAGGTCCGCTTCCCGAAGTGGACCTTTTTTTCGCTCAAAGAAAAGGCCCGCCGAAGCGAGCCTGCCACAGTTGTTTCTTTGTTTGTTTTGGTTGTGGTTGTGGTGCCGGGTGCCTCCCGGTGGGCATGCCCCAGTCGGCATGGCCCGCGCTGCATTTACAGGTTTCTGTAACTGACTGGTCGCCCCTCCGCATAGGGGGATTCACCACGCCAAAAATTTAACACCACAATAACATCACTTCAATACTTTACGACGACGTGACAGGGGTGCATCTCGCGAATACCCCTGTCATATCGCCGGAAAGCAAAAACCCCGCCAGTCGACAGGGTTTCGATGATTAGGCTGTATGTCGAAGTGACCACTCCTAACAGATTACGATAGTTTTTGCGTACGCGTTAGAGATTTCGTATGCTGCAATGAATAACATGCTAACAAGCAAGGATAAGGCGATGGCGAGTGTAGACTTTAGCTTTGAGGGGCTTCTTATAGAGAGAATTATCGCACACAGGGTTTTTCCTAAAAGTGCTGATAAATCATTAACTCCCCCAAAAACCAGCAAGTCTTTAATGGCATTCAAACAAGATGCATTAGATGCTTTTCAGGTGAGGATTACTGAAGCTTTGGCAAGTAAATCTCATGGAATTGAAATGTCTATTGGTGGTGTTGGTGATGATTGTTTTTTAAATTTGTCGGCTTCAACGTTTTCTAATGATACAGATCATTTCATCAAGGTTACCGAACGGCTTGCAAGTAAACTTAGCGAGGCACAATACAATAGTTCGGCTCCTGGTGGGATATTAGCTGTATTGTCGGGCCGTGTTGGAAATGATTCACTTCCATTCCTTGCGGTAATAAAAGCTGAAACTCAGAATGGTTTTAGAACTGTGGAAAATGATGATCAGGTGACAATGGAGTTTATTGCAGAACTTCTTTTAACGCCTGCGCAACGTTTTTATAAGATTGGCTTTATAGTTCAAACTATTGCTTTACCTCCTGATAGCTATGGTAATTATAACAGCTCATCTTATCGTGCTTTTTTGTTCGACCATTTAATGACATCGACTGAAACAAAAAACGCCGCTGGGTATTTTTACTCCCGATTCTTGGATATGGATATCAGCAAGTCATCAAAAAAACTTACTCAGGATTTTTTTGAGAGTACCAGGGACTTCATCAATACTGCACAAATAGAGGAAAGCAGTAAGCTTGCGCTACATGAGGCTTTAAGAAGCGAAATGCGCTCTAGAAAGACCACATTAAGTACTGCGGATTTCGCTGAAACAAATCTCCCTGAAGAAATGCAGAGTGAGTATTTGGAATTTATGAAGAACAAAAGCTTCCCTGCAGCGGCAGTGACTAAAGACAACGGCTATATTGAATCCAAGTTAAAAATAAGAAGCAAGCTCGTATTCTCTAATGATGTATGGGTTTCCGTGCCACCAGATCAATTAAAAAATCTTGTAGAAATTATCCCATCGGATGATAATGAATCAACGATTTTGAAAATAAAAGGGCGGCTTAAAAGTCAACAATAATGGATATCAATGAGTTCCGCGAGTTTTTACAGGCACACCAGGATGCTTACGCAGCTTGGGGGCAGTTTGTGTCTGAAGAAATTTGCAACGCACTTCGCAACTCCTTAGGGGATGACAAGGCCAAACTCTTTCTAAAGATCCGCTCAGAACCAAGGCTAAAAACTATCGCCTCAGCATTAGGAAAGGTCAGCCGAAAAGGCTATGATAATCCAATTGTGCAAATGACTGATTTGATTGGTGTGCGTTTTGTAGTCTTGCTCTCTGTTGAAATCAGAACTATCAGTGACATAATCGAGAACTGCGATAAATGGCATGCGACTGTTTCTAAAGACTATTTATCAGAAATTGATGTTAACCCCAAAATTTTTGACTATCAATCTCGGCATTACGAAGTAAGACCGATAACTCAATTCGACTACCGTGGTGAGAGTATAACGCCGGAAATGTGTTGTGAGGTTCAAGTTAGAACCTTGCTTCAACACGCCTATGCTGAATTAGTTCATGACAGCATCTACAAACCTTCTGGTGATGTACCTAAATCGGCTGAAAGACAGATAGCTCGTAGCATGGCCTTAATGGAGACAACAGATGATCTTTTTTGCAAAACAATGGAAATTTTGGCCGATAATAGCAAGGAAAGAAACAAGCTTTTAGAATTCCTTTCAGGTTATTACTCAGAAAAAATTGGCAAGCAATACATTGATGAAGATTTACATGTTAACTTCTCCGTCATTGATACCTTTAAAGAGCACATTGACGACAATCTGCCAAATAAAATCCACGTGCTACTCAGTGAGAAAAAATACATTCCGATACGGATAATAAATAGAGTTGAGTACAATCCTCTATTCACTCAACCATGCATACTGTTTGTATACTGGCTAGCAAGCCAGTTAGACTCTGGTGAATTGCTTTCACACTGGCCCTTGCCGGGCAATATTAGTGGGCTGGAGTTAGTATTAAGCGACCTAGGAAAAAGCATTTCTCGTTAGAAAGCCAATCTTTCAACTGGCTTTCATGGAGTTTAGTATTTAAAAATCTAACATCGAAATGCAACCATCTACAAACCCCATCGCAGTCTGCAATTCCTTCCTGATGGTCCCATCAGAACACTTCCGTTTCTTCGCGATGCTTCTTAATGAGATACCAATAACAAAATGAGCAATAATTAACTCATACTCCTCCGGTTTATACTTCCGTAATCGCGCCACACACCCGTCAATGATGATACCTTCATCATCATTGCACTGAAGCCGTGACTTCTTGCCGTGTGGGAGCAGTCCTTTAAACCCAGCAGCGATTGGTTGCCAGTCAACACCGTTACCGTCAGCAGCGGCCCATGCGCCCCAGCGGTCTAATACTTCGTACATATCACGCATTGTTGTTATCTCCCGCGCTGTCGTTATCAGAAATTAAAATTTGTCCGGATTCACCCCAGAGCTTTGTTACCCGCAAATCCCAGATATGTGCATCTTCGGCATACAGGGCATCCATCAGCGCTTTAATCATGTTGTCGACGTCCGGCTTTTGTTGGTGGGCCTGACCGTTCATCATTGCGCGTTTCTTCTGGCTCCAACTAGTCGGCATCGGCAGGATGAAGGTGATGTGACTCCCGCCTCCGGCATAGTGACCTTCTTCAGGCGGACCTCATCGCAGAATGCCCGGTAGCGCATGACCACATCCCGCTGCTTCCATTTGTCCGCCCGCGCCATCCTCGGCTTGCCCATTGGTGTAATGTTAAAAATCTTCATGGCCAGCCCGGCTCCCTTTCGTGTAACGGCGTTGATTTGCCTTTGGTTGCGGCGTCGAGCGCTGGCGAGCCTCATCCTGATCAATTGGCAGGAAATGACCGTTGTAGAATCGACGATAGATGGTCCCCAGCTCTCCATTACGCTGTTTTGTCACGTTGATTTCGGCAATACCCTTTGCTGGCGATTCCGGGTTATAAACCTCATCTCGGTACAACATCAGGATCAAGTCAGCATCAGCCTCAATTTCCCCCGAGTTTTTCATATCGGAGTTCATTGGCCGCTTATTGGGTCTGGATTCGACACCGCGCGACAGCTGGCTCAGCGCAAGGACGGGGGTTTTATTGGATTTAGCCAGGTTTTTAAGCCCTTTGGATACTTCGCCAACGGCCAGGTCGTACCGCGCAGCACTCTGAATTTTGATAAGCGCCAGATAGTCGATGACCACCAGCGCGATTTCCGGATGCGCTATCTGGTAGCGTGTTGCGGTTTGCTGGATCTGATCGATAGTCAGGCCGGTGGCGTCGGTGATCCAGATATTGCGGGTGGCCATTCGTTCCATACCGTTAAAGAACCGCGCCCAGTCCTCGTCCTCGAATTTATCCACGGCTTTCAGGCGGGACATCGACATGCCGCCAGCGGCGGATACCATGCGTTTGGCGATCTGGATATCAGACATCTCCATGCTGAAAAACAGTATGCCGTGCCCCTGAGCAGATACTTTGTCGATAATGTCCAGCGCCAGCTCGGTTTTGCCCATCGATGGTCGCGCAGCGATAAACACCAGATCTGTGGCTTCAATACCGCCCGTCTTTGCGTCAAGTTCCTCAATGCCTGTGAGCAGGCTTCGGGTCTCTTCTTTGCCCTGGCTACGGGATTCCGCTTCATCGGCCACCGCGGTGAGCAGGTCAGAAATGTGAACGGGCTGGACGGTATCAGCAGAAATATCAATGGCCGATACAGCCAGTTTTGCGGCTTCAAGAGCGGCCAGCGCAGCATCGCCGTTGCTGGCGCTCCTGATTTGTTCCAGAGCTTTTTCCAGTGCAGATTCAGCATCACGCACGCCGGCATTTCGGCGCAGAACGTCAACGTAAGAGACCAGAGCCGATTTCGCCCAACTGACGCGGGTGGCTTCCAGAATCGTGGTCTGAAGCGCCGGCAGCGATTCACACAACAGCAGCGGATCAATGACACCGCCGCCGCGAGACTGACGGCAAATACCAGTGTAAATATCCCGATACTGTCGAACTGAGAAGGTGCTTGCAGGCAGCCGGGAAAGAATATCCAGTACCTCAGGGTCTGCACCACGCAGGAACAATGCGCCAATAACCGCTTCTTCCAGATCTTCGTTTTTCCACACTGGTGTCATGCGCACACCCCGTTATTGCCGCGAAAACTTGCCCAGTTGAATACCAGGTAGTTGCGCCCCCCTTCGGTCACGCGGTCAAAAATACGGTCGCTGATAAACTCTTTCAGCTGCTCAGGTGGCAGGTTGCTGATAAGGATGGTTGGCAGAACGCTTTCGTAACGGGCGTTAATCACCTCATGCAGGATGGTCATCTCTGCAGGGCTTCCGAACTGCACGCCCACTTCATCGATAACCAGCAGGTCCAGCGAAGCGTAGTGATCCAGCACGCTTTCTTCGGTTGTCTCGGCATTGTGGCGCCAGGTGCTTTTCACGGCGCGGGTCAGGCGCATCACGTCGGTCAGTTCCACGCTGGCAAGATGGTTGCGGATGATACTTTTCGCCAGAGAGACCGCCAGATGATTCTTACCCGTGCCGCAGCTGCCTGTCAGCACCAGACTTTTCCCGGCCTCCAGAACAGCCGGCCAGTTGTCGGCGTAGCGCCTGCAGGCTGCGAGGTTGCGGGAGGCTTCAGGGTTGAGTTCCAGATAATTTTCAAACTCACAGTCACCAAAGCGGCGAGTAATGCCCGCGTCGTTCAGCAGGCTGGTTACGTGAAGTTTGCGCAGGCTGGATTTGACACTGGTCTGCTCCGCCCGGATGCAGGACGGACAGCGGGAGTGCTTGAAAGTCTCTGCGCCGCGAAAATCTTTGCCCACCAGCGTGAACTGTTCGTAGTCTCCATGCTCCGGGCAGGATAGCGTGCTGGTGTGATTGGAACTCCAGCCCTCAAATCCCCAGGGGAGTTTGTGCTCTTCAGCGAAAGCCAGTTCATCGCCGAGTTTTACCTGCAGCGCCATCAGGTCTTCACGCTGTTTGAGCTGATTCAAATCCAACATATCCACCTCACTCAAAAATTCAGGTTCCCACCAGACTCGCCAAAATCGTCGGACATGCGCCCCAGTCCAGACAGGCGGGCGACAGTGCTGTTATGCCCACCTCCTGGAGCGGATGGCGCCTGCCAGGATTCTTCGAAGTGCCGATCGGGTCCGAAGAACGTCGACGCTTGTTTGACGAACTGGGTACCGATACTGCCGGTTGCACGGGCGTAGACTGCATAGCGCTTAACGCCCGCCAGCATGTCTTCAGGTTTAACCCCGTCTTTCAGGCGAGCCTTCCAGGCCTTGAAAGCCCCGGACTTGGAATTGCCACCAGCGCGTTTTGGGTATGCCTGCCAGGCTGTCTCAAACTCAGGGGAATAATCCTGTTTTGCAGAACGAACCGGTGCAGAGGCGATAGCCGAAGCGCCAGTATGTTTTATAGGTTCATTGACTGGTTCATTGACTGGTTCAAAAGAGTGACTGATTCTGGGTGCAGCTCCTGCACTACCCCCTGGTGAATCTGCTGCACCAGGTAGTGAACGATTTGCACTCCCCCCTGGTGAATCTCCTGCACTACGTAAATTGAGCTGATACACGTTGCTGGAATTCCCCTTTGGTCCTGTCCGTAGCTCTTTTTTTATCAGGCCACACTCACAAAGTGCTTCGATGTGATTCATCACCGATCGCTTGCTAATTTCACACTGGTCAGCAATGTGCTGGTAACTAGGCCAGCACTCCCCGAGATCACTGGCGTTATCCGCCAGCTTAAGAAGAACCAATTTGCGCAAAGGGTTTCCGACCTTAATTTTCATAACCTGAACCATCAGATCCATGCTCATACCAAAACCCTCGTGAAGTACTGTTGAAACTTCCAGACTGGCTGCATACATTCATGCGGATAACCCGGTCTGGTGAAATAAACCTGCTGCTTTTCGCGATCCCACCCAGTGACGTGCACAACAACACCCCGCGGATCGTGATAAAGCCTGTCCAGCGCCTTAATGCTGCCCGCTTCTGGAAACATTCAGCTCACCAGCGCTTGATTTGTAATCGGATTATCTGGTGTCACTTCATGCCTCTCCTGCGTTGTCGAGCCATGTCACTCCCCTTGCGTTGGGTGCGGGAATAGCTCGGGCAGGTCAGGTCTGATTTCATATGCCGCTACTTGGCCATTAGCAGCAGCCACAATTTTCAATACATGCTCTGCCTTAACTCTTTTCCCGTGGCGCCATTTCCATACCGTTGCTTGGGACACTCCACATTGTTTTGCAAGCGCCCCCTGGCTTCCTGTACATCTGATTGCTTTATCAATAGGCTCAGAAATCATAAAACCCCCTTAGTAATTAATTATTACTTTAGCGATTGAATGGGTAAACCTCAAGGCTAATAATTACTTTTTGACTTATCGCGTTCAGTGAGTTAAGTTTTTAACAACTTTTGGAGTAGCCAACATGTCGAAAACAACGTTTGCTGAAAGATTGGTTGAATCAATGAAGGCAGCAGGCTTTACCCAAGCCTCCCTTGCTGCCGCTGTAGGAATGTCGCAATCCAGTATCTGGAAACTAACTTCTGGCGCGGCTTCTGGCTCGCGGAAAACTGTAGAGTTAGCTAAAGCACTACATGTCAGGCCTGAATGGCTCGCCTCAGGTGAGCTGCCCATGAATGATAATGAATCCAATGATCTCCCAACCGTCTACAGGCAACAAAGACCTGTTGATCCTGGGATTTACAGAGTCGATTTGCTTGATGTTCAAGTGAGTGCTGGCCCCGGAGTATACCTATCTTCTGAGTTCATTGAGACAGTGCAAGCAATTGAATTCACAGAAGAATATGCAAGAAGCATGTTTGGAAGTCGTCCAGCATCATCTATCAAGGTGATCACCGTGCGTGGTGATAGCATGGAAGGTACGATTGATCCAGGTGATTACATCTTCGTGGATACATCAGTCAATCACTTTGAAGGTGACGGTATTTATGTTTTCGTGTTTGGCAAAACGATTCATATCAAACGCCTCCAAATGCAGAAGAATAGCCTTGTCGTTCTGTCAGATAACAAGCTCTACAGCCCTTGGGAAATAGACGCATGTGATGAAGATCAGTTTCACGTTTTAGCTAAAGTACTGGTCAAACAGTCGGCAGCCTTTAAACGATTCGCATAACTCTCAACATAGAAGAACGACCGCTTAGGCGGTCTTTTTTTTGCTTATTAAACAATAAAATACCTAAGAGATAAAAAATAAATTACTTTAGTCATTGACTATCGCAAAGATCCGATCCATCCTAATTACAACTTAAGTAATTCACCGGAGCGATTATCATGGCAACTAAAAACTTCATTCAATTAGTAGATATTCCAGACTACCGTTTTGATAAGCGTGCGACTGATATCGATTATGATGGTATCGCGTGCGACTGCGACTCTAAAACAATTTCAATATTAAATGCCATAAGCCATATCAGCCTTAATGTTTTCTCTCTTGTGGAAGAGAGCCTGGTTGATAAAGAAAAAATAGCTGACCTTTCCTGTATTATTGCTGACCTTGCAGAACTGGCAATTGCTACAAATAAAATCTCTCAATCTGCATCATACCTTTCTGGACTAAAAGGTGACAATAATGGCGCATGAAATTTCGTTAGAGCAGGCGGCAGAGAAAGCTCATCAGGCAGAGATAATCTGCCGCATGATGGAGGTATACCCTAATAAAATGGATTGCACCGAAATTGAGGCATTATCTTCGCTGCTCAGGGTTCTTACTGGTGATGTATGCGCCTGGCTTATCGAAGAACAAGCAGTAAAAAATAACAAGTAAGCAACACCAAACCATTTAATTTCAGATTAAATTCTGCGGAACTTCATATTCATTATTTAGGAGAGCGTCGTGAAAAATAAAGATGCCTTTAAGACAGCAAAAATGATGTGTAGTGCAGGCTACTGGGATATCGCAATTTTATTTTTAAAAAAAGCTTATGGGAGATAATCATGAGCATTCAGCGCCGCCAAGATATTCAGTGCGTCACCATTAAGGCTGAGCAACTTAACTTCCTTATGCAGACAATTTTCACACATCACAAGGACTTTGACTGCCATCAACTTGATGGGGTTTTAGGTCTTGCGTATGACCTTGCTGGCGAGGTCTATTCATGGATGGAAAAAGAGGAAAAGATTGTACAGCAAAATGAAGAACACAAAAGAAGGGGTAATTAGATGAGTAACTTAATTACTACCTATCGCCGCCGTATTTTAAAAGCAGCCTTGTTACGCCACCAGCGAAAAACTGGCAGTAATTTACTTGTCATTAAGCTTAACAAGGGTGGAATTAGCACTATTGAATTAACAGAAATTCTTCTGGATGGATTGTTGCGGAAGTTCGAACGACTGGCGATCTGTGAGTACGGAAATGTCGAAGGCGTGAAAGCTCTTAAGGGAATTTACAGCAGCTCTGTTGATGTTAATGGCAGCGGCGAATTCCTCACAGAAAGCGGGAAAGAGTTAATCGACGAGCTTATTTCTGAACTGGTGGAGTTCGTCAAAAAGCAGAAACCAGTTACGGCGGAGTCCGGCAATGAATAACCAGCAAACAATGCTCTATCAGGGTGTGCTGATCCCCCGCCCCGTATTGAACGTGGATCTGCATGTCCTCCCTGATTTTACCGGGCGGGTAGTCGTGCACATCGAGAACGGGAGGGTGATATGCGACCGCCAACTGTTCGACGACGAGCACATTTGCTCACTGGCCACGTTTATCGAAATGGCGCGCGAAATGGAGCTGAGATTTAAGGAGGTAGCTGGTGGCACTGACAGCGATACGAATTCCTGAGTGGGTTCACCTGCAGGCGCTGCAGGTCCTGCTGCGGTATAGGCGCCGGCGAATATTCCCGCGGCGAATGCGCCGCACCGGCTACCTCAGTCTGAAGGTTAACCCACGCTGGCGGCTGTTATCGAAAGACGATGGCCGGAACTGGGAAGTTATGAGTCATGAAACCTATAACCGGGAGAAAGACAGATGATTGACAACAGAACTGTCAGCGCCATTGACCTGGCGTTGCAAAAGCATCCAACACCAGTTGGTGATCTGTTCGCTGCGATCCGCCACGGACGCATGAAGCGGTGCTTCAGCCGGGATACGGCAATTCGTTACCTGGCGTTCTTCATGACCTCCCGAGCTTTTGGGCGCTCTGGTTTCAAGCAGCGTTTTCCGGACGTACAGGTGATTCATCCACTGAATCCAGAACTGAGTAGCTGGCAACGTGGCGCCGTCACCACGGAATATTTCAACGCCCACCAGCGTACCGTTCGCCGGCTGCGTCGCATCCTCGCCCGCAAAAGAGAAATGCAAAAGTGGTGCGAAAAGTGGGATGCCATGCACGACCGCTACGTGAAAGAGCGCGAAGAACTGCAGGCCTGTAAACCAGCAGAGGTGCGCAATGCTTCAGAACATGCTTAACCCGGAACCAACCTCAACAGGGATCCGGTCTGGAAACCGGGTGATTGGCTACTCCGCTGCTATTCGCCTGCTGGATAACGGTCGCTATGACAAACACCTTGCCGATGGAATGGAAATTCTGGCCTGCATCATGGAAGCGGTAGAAAGCAACTGGATCACGCTCAATATCGAAAAAGAGTTGATCCTCTGGCGCTGGTTACTGGCTGCCGTGTTCATCACTGAGGAGCGGGAGGAAAACGGAACTGTCGACGTTCCGAATGATACTGGCGGTGTTGATACTGCTGTTATCTATTCCAGCAAGCATGGCGCCATTAGCGTCTATCCGGGACCTGAACGCTTTGCACTCGCCAACCATATTGAGCTGGGGGCAATCGAGAAATATGGGCCAGAGGTTGGCCAGCAGCTGGCGCTGCGGATGTATCAGGACATGGTTATTGCTGACGAAGAATTTGGGTTCAGGTTATCAGCACTTGGCCGGGAGGGGTTTAACCTCCTCCATGACAGCTTTATCGAACACATCCAGATCGAAGGTGTGCCAGAAGCACCGATTATGCATTGAGGGGAATGATGATGAATAACTTGATCACTAACAAACCATCCATGACCAGCCTTGAGATCGCCGAGCTGGTAGAAAAACGCCACGACAACGTGAAACGTACGATTGAGACCCTGATTATGCGTGGCGTTATTACTTCTCCTCAAATTGAGGAAAAGCCTACTGCCGGGCGCCCCACAACAATTTACGTTTTTGAAAGTGAAGAAGGGAAACGTGACAGCATCATTGTGGTCGCGCAACTCAGTCCCGAGTTTACCGCCAGACTGGTAGATCGCTGGAAAGAGCTGGAAGAAGAACGCTCCCGGCCAAAATCGCAGGCAGAGCTGATCGCTGAAATGGCCCTGCTGAATGTTGAGCAAGAGCGGCGCCTCTACCAGGTTGAAGAACAGGTGGAAACCGTAGTCGAAGCTGTCGAAAACATTAAGCGTGGAAATATGCGGGCCGGGTATGTCGGTTATCGCCAGGTAGTCGCAAAAAGCGGCATGACCGATGCCAAGTGTCGAAACCTTGTTAACGCATACCGCATCCCAACCGATACGCACGAATTCATGACGCCTGATGGCCTGCTGTCTCGCCGGGCTATCGTGGAGCTTGAGCCTTTCATGAAAGCATTTCGCCAAATGATGGCAGAAGCCGAACCACGTGGGACCCGTTGGTATCACCCGAAAATGGGCCTGTTTCAGGCTATCGGATGGGAGGAAAGACATTGTGAAGGTTGAGTTTAATGATCAAGGGTCGGTATCAGTCATCACGGACACCAGCACTGTATTTGAGTTCCGCCGACACAACCGGGCGATTGATGTGGCGTTTCTTCTCACGCCTGAAATGACCAGCCAGAGCAGCGGTTTTTTCATTATGAAAACGATTTTAAGTGGCAAGACAATGCACGCCCTCCGGGCTTACAAACATCTGATCAGGGAGGCTAAGCGATGATCATCACACTCGAAAATGGACGTATTAACCTTGATTCCATGGTAACAATTGAAGATCACTTGCGCGGACTCGCGCTGGCGAACAGGACGCTGGACAGTATTAAAGACCAAATGTCTCAGCGTTCCGATAAAAAATCAGACTGGTACAGACGGGCTACAGTTGCGCACAAATCATGGTTCTGGGCTCGCTCACGAATCTGCGAACAACTGGCTATTTTGCGCCGTCAGGAAAAGGACGTTAACCGTCTTCGCTGGCAGTATGAAAATGAAGCCCTGATGGCGCAACTGAAAAGCCAGGTGAGCAAAGAGGTTTTCAGTGAGTGTTTGCGCCGGGCAAAAATTAAAGCTGAACAGCGACTGGAGCAAGACTTTCGTGCTGCGATGATTGAGGTGAAGTGATGGACTGGCCTACAGCATTCAGCATCGTCGGTTGCGCGCTCGCCATTGCCTGGCTGTTTCGGAGTTAACGACATGAATAGTGAATTTGAGTTGGGGCGCCACTGTCGTGGCCTGATTGTAGTGTGAGGTGGGAAATATGGTAGACATTGAAATGATTGACGAGGAAGAGGCGATGCGGATGATCCGAGTATCTTCACGCGTGACCATCCGGAAATACACCGAGCGCTATAATTTCCCCAAACCGGTCCGGACCTACCCTAAACAGTATTTGCGCTCTGCTATTGTGGAGTGGATCTTAAACGGGGGTGTCAACCAGAAATCTTCCTGATATGCCAAAATATCTTTTCAGCATACAGATCATAGGCGTCTTTCTGTTCGGCAATCCAGTCATGCTTGTTATAGACAGAAAGCACGCCGCCCAGCTCATGCCCCAGCATTTTTTCGATGACGTGCGGGGCAACCCCTTCTTCGGATAGTCGGGTTGCCAAGGTGCGCCGGAAATCATGTGAAGTAAACTCACCAAACCCCAACGAGTCTTTGATTCTTCTCAGAAATTTATTTGCACCAGAAATAGTTATAGGGCTTTTCAGGTCCTCGCCCGGGAAAAGTATATCCCCATACGTCATTTCAGCTTTTTTCAGCAAATCATCTGCCGCGGAGAAAATTGGGCGCCTGATAATTTTGTTGGTTTTGCTTTTCTCTGCTGGAACAACCCATAACCCCTCCTCTCGGTCAAATTCCCCCCTGATAGCCAGCCGAAGTTCGCTATTCCTAGCGCCGTACAGCATTAGCAGTTGATGAAGCAATCGGTTAGAAGTTGACCCACGACTTCTTTCTATAGCCATCCAGATTTTGGCAAGCTGGTTATAGCTGAGCGTGGTCTCCCCAATCACAGGTTTAACACCGATGTCTTTCGGCTGCAAAAGCATGAGTTCGGTTGTGCTAATGAACTGTCGGCGCGTACACCACCCAATGGCGGACCTGAGCTGTATCAATAAATGCCGGGCTCGGCGAGGGTTGATTTTCTCTTCTTCGGTAAACCTCTCTACCCACAAGCGGACAGGGATATCCTCAACCGGAATACCGGAAAAAGCGTCGCGCATGTGCTTTATAACCGTTGACTTATAAAGCGCTATAGTCTTAGCCCTTAGAGTTACATCAACGTAATTCTCCTTCCAGTAATCCAGACAATCCTTCACCGTTGGCTTACTGTTGGATTTCTTACCGCCAGCCAGCGTTCGGGGGTCAATGCCTTTGTCTGCCGATTCCCTCAGGTCTGCAACGATATTGCGGGCATCGCGCAGCGTCAGCGCTGGGTAGCGCCCAAGCCCCAT